TTTGGAGTACAGTTGAAGGATTGGAACAAGTAGTTCCAGTTAAAAAAGCAACTGATTATCTTCCGCAGTGGTTTAAGAATATGCCACAATTTAGCGGAGTAGGTGAAGCAAGAATAGAAGACCAAGGAACATTCAAAAGATGTCCTGCCATTGTTGATATGTTTACTAATGCTTATGTTGTGCCTATGTGGTGTGACTTAGAATTAGAAATTACACAACAGGGTTTTAGATATAAAGCAAGTAATCCTAACTTTATTTTTGAAGGACATACTAACCAACAGTTTGTTGATCATAATGATAGCGGATATAAGTTTATTGTAAAAGCAGTTAGTCCTTGGAAAGCAAAAACTCCAAAAGGATATAATTTATTACAGTTGCCAATGTTTTATCATTACAATAGACAATGGGAAGTGTTACCAGGTGCAATATACAGTGATATACATCATGCTATGAATCAACAAATTGCAGTAAAAGAATATGGTAGAATAACAATAGAAAAAGGCACGCCGTTATGTATGTACATGGCCGTAAAACGTGAAAAACTCGATTTAAATATAAGCGAATACACAGACGAATTGAAAAAAGTTGATAAACTAAATGAGTTGAATATAAGAAGCAAGTTTATTAATGCATACAGAGATATGAAGAAAAGACTACTTAATGAGTAAGTTAGTCTTGCATTTATTTTTAAAAGAGAGTATAATAAACTATGACTAGAAAACTTCAAGATGGAACAGAAGTTAAAGAATATAAACAGAATATTGTTTTGCAAGTTGTAACACATTGTCCAGCAAAATGGAAATTGCAAGACATGGAAACAGGTGAAACTTATATTGGACAAAAACCAATTGGTGGTGAAAAACAAGTTGTGCATTGGAAAAGAATAGATGGCTGAAAAGAAAAAGTTTTTAGATTTGAAATCAATGTTACGTGCAGTAGATAAACGTGACAAAGATTGGTATAATAGATTATCTGATGATGATAAAAAACTGTTTGCTCCATTTATTGCTATGCGTTATGTAAGCAGTGTAAAGAGTGATACTTTCTTTCAAGAACACTACTTAGAAATGTGTAATGAATTTGTTAATAAACATCACTGGACACTTTCTAAAAATCATAAAGGTTTACTATGGAAACTGATGTCTATGTGTGGTGCTTATGAAAACTTCTTTCATCAATATATTGCGGCTCCAAAGAAACAAACAAAAAACAAATTTACACAAACTTTACTAGATAAAAATCCAACAATGAAACAAGATGATGCAGAACTCCTATCAACTATTATGTCAAAAACAGAACAGAATCAATATATTAAAGAGCATGATCCAAACAATTGAACAACCATTCGAGTGTGTACACTGCGGTAAGAAGTTTCAAAAAGAGAAAACTCTTATGGCTCATATGTGCGAGCCAAAACGTAGACACTTACAAAAAGATGAAAAACGTGTTCAAGTTGGCTTTTTAACATTTAATAAATTTTATATAACAGTACAAAAAAGCAAACCAAAAACGTATGCAGACTTTTGCAAAAGCAGTTACTATAATGCGTTTGTAAAATTTGGAAGTTTTGTAAGCAACATTAATCCTATATATCCGGAAAAATTTATAGACTTTGTAATAAAGTCAAATGTCAAACTAGATCATTGGTGCAGAGATGAACTGTATGATACATATCTATTTGAAATGATTAAAATAGAACCAACAGAAAGTGCATTAAGCAGATCAATTGAAACAATGATGTCTTGGGGAGATGTAAATGAATCTCCATATAGTGACTATTTTAAATACGCAAATTTAAATCGTGCAACAAACGATATACGCAATGGCTTAATAAGTCCTTGGTTATTACTGAATTCTACAAGCGGAAAAAAGATGCTTGAAAATCTTAATGATGAACAACTGCAAATTATTGAACCAACTTTGGATATTCCATATTGGTTAAGGCAGTTCAAAAGCAAACCAGCCGATGTAGAATTAACAAAAGAAATAATCAAGGAAGCCAACATTGACTAAAGAAACTATACATACAAATTTCAGAAATGATGAGCCTATAGATAGAATCTATGTAAACCTGTTTGGCGACCTTACATTAGTTCAAGCAAACAATACAGAGTATGATGGGCATATACATAAGAAGTCAATACTGGTTGGTCCTAAAAATGGACAATTTAAATCACACATTTACGTTACAGATGATAAAAGAGTATTTGACAGATGCGGACTTCCGTTGTATACTGTAGAAGTAGATCTTGAAGAAGTAGAAGAGGAAAATGCTAATGAATCATAAGATAAGTGAATTTTGTGACAAGATAGACTCGATAAAGATGATGGCTGATAAATTGCGTGAAATGAAATATGGATCTATCAAGGCACCAGATTTTGAAATTAATAACTTAATCGAAACAATACAAGCAGATTGTTTTGTTGTTTCTAGAGATAAAGGGGACTATGGCAAGAATACCAAGAAAACGAACTCATAAAACTGAGTCACAATACGATCCAAAGATACACACTAAAACTAAAGGAGGTCATGGGTTTGGTATGAAGAAAGGTATTAAAAGTACAGATTGGGAAAACTGTGGTGGACAACTAGCAGAAGTATTTGGTTGGGAACTACCCCCGCACTTACAAAAACTAAAAGACGAATACGAAAAAGAACAAAAGAAAAATGCCTGATATTGATTTAGATTTTTTTGATCGTGATAATGTGTTAAAGCAATTTAAACACATTACTGGTTCACGATTAGATAAAGATGAATTGAAAAAACACAACACAGGTGTTTACTTTCACAATGTTCCTAAAGATCCATTTACTGAACGTTGTACACTAGATCACAAAGTAGCAGAAGATAGAGGTTACTTTAAAATTGATATGTTGAATGTTCACATATATGAAAACGTAAAAGATGAGGCTCATCTAAACAAATTATTAAATCAAGAACCTATATGGGAGTTATTAACTGAAGCAGACTTTAGTAATAAACTTTTTCATGTAGGCGAACATAGTGCAATACTACAACAAATGCAACCTAAAAACATAGAACAACTTGCGGCAGTGTTAGCAATTATACGTCCTGCTAAAAGACACTTACTAGGAGAGAGTTGGGATAATGTAATGCAAAATGTTTGGACTAAACCTACTGATGGTAGTTACTATTTTAAAAAAGCACATGCAGTTGCATACGCACATGCTATTGTTGTGCATATGAATTTACTGTGCGAACAATTACAAAACAATGGATAAAAAATTATTACTATTACAATTTGCTTTTATAACTTTAGCACTTGCTTTTATTGTATTAAGTTATATTGTGTATCAGCAACAAACAACTATTAATGAATACTATGATTTAATGGATATGATTAACACTTTATTCTTGCAACAAAAAGGGGTGAATGTCTGAAGAACTTTGGAATACAATCTGTTGGAAGTGTAAGTGGAAAGGTGTATCACAAGACTTACACACAAATGATGAAACAGACAATTGGTGGGTATGTCCTAAATGTGGAAGTGAAGAAATAGAAACAGTAGCATGGCACAAAGGTAATGAAAAGATATGAAGTACTTTACTAGAAAAATGATTGCACACAAAGATCTAAATAGTAACGGTACACTATTTGGAGGTCGTGTGTTAGACTGGATTGACGAAGAAGCATATATCTATTGTAGTTGTCAATTAAATAATGATAGAGTAGTAACAAGAAGTATGAGTAATATTGATTTTAGTCATAGTGCTATTAGAGGCGACATAATAGAAATAGGAATGGAAACTGTAAAGTTAGGTACTACAAGTATCACAATTAGATGTGATGTAAGAAACAAAAGAACAGAAGAAACTATTACAAGTGTAGATAGAATTGTGTTTGTAAATTTAGGACCTGACGGTAAACCTGCACCACACGGAGTTACGCAATGAATTATGAATGGGAAGATTTTAGACCACCTAAACCACCTAAAGATCCAGGACCTTGGCTTACTTGGACTTTAGAACAAGAACATGTTATTCCATATTTTGTAAGGATGTTTCTTTGGATGTATTTTATTCCAGTAATACTGTTAGGACTATATTTGACGCCTGTTGGATATCTATTACAACTGCTTGTATTAGATTGGTTCACCTGGGTACAGATTAAGCAGAAAAACTCACTTTAGTTTTCTTACTAACTGTATCGATTTTCTTTTAACACGTTTTTCGGCAATGTCATTTAGTCTTACCATATGTCCGAACACTAATTCAATATCTTTAGTGTTAAACGTTCTAATTAAGGAGCGGAATTTTTCCATTTCAGTTTTCATGAATATGTTTATTGGTATTTTTCTATTGGATTCCCACCACCAACTATCACCACATTCAAGTAGTTTTAACTTTTGATTGTCATTACTACAAGCACTGTAATCATACATGCTTGTTACACTTGAATCTTGGTTGATTATAATACCCACAAATTCATGGTCGTTATGCTTTATACAACTAAGAAAAGGAAATTTTTCCTGTAAATCGTCTTGTAATTTTGTCATAGTATTCCAATAAATATATACATAAGGATAAACAATGATATGCTCAAGTTACCCATATATATTTATGAAACCGGTTATACCTTATTCAGTGATTTGGATAATGGGACTTCACAAGGATATGCGCCAATGTACCAAAAAGATATACAAATAGTAAAAGGTGTTACTAACACTGTTAAATTTACGGTCAAAAATCAAGACCAAAAGCCGTTAGATATAAATGGTGAAACATTTACATTCAACCTAATAAACAAAGAAACAGGTGCAGTACATATAGAAAAAGACTGCACAACAGTAGATGACGGAAGTACAACTGCTACAAAAGGAGTTGCTACACTAACTTTAGCAGAAAATGATACTGCAAGTCTAGTAAGCAAGTTTTACAAGTTTGCAATATACAGAACAATTAATGGCGCTGGTAAATTTCCTGCATACGCAAACACGTATTATGATATACAAGGAACATGTGAAATAGTTGATCAAGTTTATCCTAGTTTCACTGACTCAACAGAATTACCTAACACAGATTTTACAAGACCATTAACAGACAAATTTTACACTCCAGGCCAAGCAATAACAAAATATGAAAGCAGTAGATACAATGCACAACCAGAATACAAACGTAATGGTGCTTTACATACACTTGCTTACTATACAACTGGATACACAGGTGATTTGAAAATCCAAGCAACTTTGGATACAAATATAAGTTCCGATACAAGTTGGGTAGATTTACAAACAATCAATTTGAGTAACTCTTCAGGCGTAGACTATGCCAATGTAACAGGAGTATTCAATTATCTTAAGTTATGCCACATTCCGGACAATTCGAACACCGGAACACTTGACAAAGTAGTAATTAGATCATAAAATAATAGTATGAATTCGATCCAGTCTACTATTACGACAGTCTTGCCTGCAAAGCGAAAACAAACCCCTAGTGGGTGGATTAGTTTTGATGCACCTTGTTGTGTCCATAACGGCGAAAGTGCAGACAAAAGAAAACGTGGCGGTATCATGTTTAACAGTGATGGAACAGTGAGTTATCACTGTTTTAACTGTGGATACAAATCCTCTTATGTCCCAGGCAGAAACTTATCTTTTAAGATGAGGAAACTGTTAACATGGTTTGGTGTAACTGATTCAGAAGTTACTAGACTCAGTCTTGAAGCATTACGTATTAAAGAAGAAGTAGGTACAGTTGAAAATGTAACTTATGATCTTCCAACGTTTGAAAAAAGAAAACTGCCAGTAGGAGCCAAAGCAATGATGCTATGGCATGACTGGAAAGCACTAGAACCAACTGGACTAGATCCTGATTTCATAAGAGCCATCGAATACATAGTTGACGGGCGTGGCCTTGATATGGACGACTATGATTTTATGTGGACTTGTGAAGGTTCGTATAAGTCAAGGCTGATAGTTCCGTTTTATCATCAAGGGAACATAGTTGGATACACTGCACGTAAACTAGGCGATGGCTCACCTAAATATATTACAGATAGTCAACCAGGATATGTTTTTAATTTAGATATACAAAACTGGGATAGAAAATTTGTAGTAGTTGTAGAAGGTCCATTTGATGCTATTGCTATAAGTGGTGTAAGTGTGTTGCGTAATGAAGTAAATGATCAACAGGCAATGCTTATCAATGCTTTACAAAAAGAAGTAATAGTTGTTCCAGATAGAGATCAGAGTGGACAGCAGTTGGTTGACCATGCAATTAAATACAACTGGAATGTATCATTTCCAGAATGGCCGGACGAAGAAGTTAAAGACGTTAGTGACGCCGTAAAAAAGTATGGTAAGATATATACACTCAAAAAAATATTAGACAGCAAACAAACTGGACTAAAAATCCAGTTATTGGCAAAAACATGGTTTACAGAATAGGGCAAAAGAAAGTATAATACATATATGCAAGACTTTAATTACAATATACAGAAGTTATTTTTAGAAATGTTTTTATCCGATGCAGAAACATTTGTAAGATGTCAATCCATTTTTAACAGCGAAAACTTTGATCAAAAGTTGCGTGAGACTGCAACATTTATTAACAAGTATGTTGATGAATACAAAGTTATGCCTGAAAGAGATATCGTAAACAAGTCTTGTGATATCGATCTTGCTGATGCAAGTCAAGTAGGTCCAGAACATACTGATTGGTTACTTGATACGTTTGAACAGTTTAGCAGACACAAAGGATTAGAAAGAGCAATATTAAAAAGTGCTGATATGTTAGAAAAAGGCGAGTATGGTCCTGTAGAAGGTATTATTAAAGATGCTATACAGGTAGGACTTGCAAAAGACATGGGTACTGATTATTGGAGTGATCCTAAAGCAAGACTATTAGGATTGAAAGATAATAATGGTCAAGTAAGCACAGGATGGCCAAGTATAGATAAAAAATTATTTGGTGGATTCAACAGAGGAGAACTTAATATTTTTGCAGGAGGATCTGGTGCAGGTAAAAGTTTATTTTTACAGAACATGGCAGTAAACTTTGCACTAGAAGGAATGAATGTATTGTATATTAGTTTAGAACTTTCTGAAGAACTTACTGCTATGCGTTTAGATAGTATGATTACAGGTGTAGCAACAAGAGAGATTTTTAAGAGTATCGATGACGTTGAGATGAAAGTCAAGATGATGGGAAAGAAGGCAGGTCGAATTCAAATCAAATATATGCCTTCTGGTAAAAATGCAAATGACTTAAGATCTTATGTCAAGGAATGGTCAATTAAAAACAAATGTACTCCAGATGTTTTATTGATTGACTATTTAGACTTGATGATGCCTTTAAGTGTAAAAGTATCGCCAAGTGATTTGTTTGTGAAAGACAAGTATGTATCTGAAGAGTTACGTAACTTGGCTATGGAATCGCAAACAGTATTTGTTACTGCATCGCAGTTAAACAGAGGTGCAGTTGAGGAGATCGAATTTGATCACTCGCACATATCAGGAGGATTGAGTAAGATTCAAACTGCTGACAACGTTATCGGTATCTTTACAAGTAGAGCAATGAAAGAACGTGGTAGATATCAAGTACAGTTTATGAAAACACGTTCTAGTAGTGGTGTAGGACAAAAGGTTGATTTAGAATTTGATGTAGATAGTTTGCGTATTAGAGATCTTGCAGAAGATGAAGAATATCAATCATTTAAAAAACAAAGTTCTACAATATACGAAGGACTTAAAAAGCAATCAACAGTAACTGAAACTAATACAGATCAAGGTAAAGAAACTGCACTGCGTGAACCTGGAGAAGGTGACACTATAGGTAAAGTTAGTGGTAAAGCACAGTCAACAAAACTAAGACAACTGTTGCAAGGTTTGAATACTGACGAGTAAGAAAGTAGGCCTATGAAATCAACATCACAGGCAAAGCAGGACATTTGGGTCTACAATACGTTAGGCAAAAATAAAACTTATATTGAAATAGGTGCCGCACTTCCTAAAATAAGAAACAACACTTACAACTTAGAAGTACTTCATGGTTGGAAAGGTTACAGTATTGAATTAGATAGTTCAGTTAAAAAATTCTGGAGAACTGAAAGAAAAAACAAATGCTACTACGAAGACGCAAAAACTTTTGATCATATACAAGCATTAAAAAATAACAAGATGAGTAAACATGTTAACTATGTTTCTTGTGATATAGAACCAGCAGAAAATACTTTTATTGCTCTTAAAAATTTAATTGATCAAGGTATAACTTTTGATTTACTTACATTTGAACATGACAAGTTTAGAGGAAGTGATATAGATTATGATCTACTTGCTACAGAATATTTGAAAACAAAAGGATATAATGTAGCAGTATCGGATGTATACTTTAAAGATCCAAGTCGTGTATTTGAAACTTGGTATGCAAATCAGGCAATGCAGATCCAACCTGTACAATATCTGTATTGGTTACAAACCATATAAATCCACACTAAATACTATTAGGAGACACTATATATGAAATGGTTCTTAGTGGCTTTAATGGCTACTATATACATGGACGGTAGTAGAAACACTTATGTTTGGACTACGCCACATTTTGAAAGCGTCGAGCAGTGTCAACAATACGCACAAGAAAATGCTAATATGTTGCGATACCAATTGTTCGATGTATTTCCTAGTGAGTCGTTAGAAAGCATATGGTGTTTTAACGAAGATATGTTACAAAAATTTTTAGACATGTCAACCGCACAACCTAAGATAGGAACATAATGATTTTTTGGATTGGCTTCACAGTAATGGTGCTTAATGAAGGATTCGTCATTATGCGACATGTACATCCATGGTTTGCACAAAGGCGTGAAGCACTAATGGCCAAGTACGGTAGTAACTGGAAACGTTTTCATGCGTTCTTTGACTATGTATGGATAGGTGGTGTTTCGTTAGGTATACTGTTAGACTTTGCTAACTGGAAGTTGTATGCAACCGTGTTAGCAATTTTCTGGGGCATAGTAGCACTATTTGTTTATCTTCCGCTATTAATTAAACGTATAAAAAAATCCAATTTATAACCATAGTTGTAACTTTCATAGTAAATACTGATGTGGAAACACACTTAGGCAACGAAAGGCAATACTATGGAAGAACAAAAACAAGTTGAGGCTCTGTTAGAAAGATTCAAAAGGCCAATACCACAAGGCAAAATCTACGAAGACAGACTCGCAGAAGAGTTTGAATTAATCCTCAATCAACGTTTCACATCATACTTCCTACAAATTTGTGATATACTAGATATTACAACTGACATACCTCATATGACAAGAGGCAGTGCTGGTTCTAGTTTAGTGTGTTACCTGCTAGGAATAACAGATGTAGATCCAATAAAATGGAATATACCTGTAGCACGTTTTATGAATCCTTTACGTGATGACCTTCCTGATGTTGATATTGATTTCCCTCATCATCAACAAGGAACAGTTATGGATAGGATTTTTAAAAAGTGGCCAGGCAAATCAGCACGACTGTCAAACTATGTATTGTACAAAGACAAAAGTGCTAGACGTGAAGCGGCCAAACGATTAGGAGTAAAAGGAAACTTACCTCGTAACTTCAAATACGAGGACTTAGGCATAGACGTCAAAGAGGCAAAAAGAATAGAGAACAAACTAAAGGGGAAAAAGAAATGTATATCAAAACACTGTGGAGGCATCTTAATGTTTACAAGGCAATTACCAAAATCTTTAATATCACAAGACAATCAAATACTGTTGGACAAGAACGAAGTAGAGGATTTAGAACATCTCAAAGTGGATGTTTTAGCCAATCGAGGCTTGAGTCAACTGTGGGAAATAAGTCAAACACCACTTACAGAATATCCGGCATCGGACGAAAAAACATCGGCCTTATTGTGCCGTGGAGATGTGCTTGGGGTAACACAAGCAGAATCGCCAGCCATGCGAAGACTGTTCCGGGCAATACAACCTAAGTCAGTTTACGACTGTGTGTTTGCTACTGCACTTATAAGACCTGTAGCAACCAGTGGACGTAAAACTGCAAGTATGTTTCACGATTGGAGCAAAGAAAGACAAACGGACACCATAGTATATGAGGACGATGCAATAGAAAGGATAAGTAGTATTATAGGAGTTAACTATTATGAAGCCGATATGTACCGCCGTGCGTTTGCTAAAAGAAACGAAGAAAAGATTTCAGAATTTATTCAAAGAATGGGAAGAAGTTCAAAAAAACAATCCGCAATTGACATGCTATACAGTTTATCCGGATTTGGTCTCTGTAGGGCACATGCCGTTAATCTCGGAAGACTCATCTGGGCACTCGCCTACCAAAAAGCACACAACAGAGAAAGATTCTGGCAAGCCTGCCTAAACAACGCACAAGGTTCCTATAGACGTTGGGTACACAAAAACGAAGCCAAACGTGTTGGTATATTTTCAAAAACAAAATCACGTTCTGATATAATTGACGATCCTGTTTATCAATACAAGAAGTATGGTTGGTGGAGCAGTGAACGTTTTCTTCCTGGCATGTTTGTAAAAGGCACTTACATGGATCATGTGGAGTTTGCAGGACTTGTAGCAAACGGTCGTGTGTACAAAGGTGACAAAGGCAAGTATGTTACTTTCTTGATGTTGGGTATTAACAACGGAGAGTATGTGGACATAACTGTAAAGAAACCAGTTACCTATGCTGACTCAGATGTTATATGGGGTACAGGAAAAGTAAAATACAAAGACGGCTCTGAATACATTGAAGCAGATCAAGTTAAGTCATACAAGATAGACAAATGGCTCAATCGCTAGTGATCGTAAACTTCTGTTTTTGAAGGATCAACTCTAATAACTTTACAGTAGGCAGTTGCTTTGTCTTTGGGGTCTTGTAAAAAATCATAACGATAATTTCCGTAACGTTTTACAACACGACTTGCATACCAATTGCAAGTTTCAATGCTACGAAAAATCATGCTGTTAGGTTGTATCTGCCTTGACTCTCCTGATCCGAGAACGACCACGAGCATGAAAGCATGTATCATTTCTACCATTAGTATCCTCTATTTTGTACGTATAGATATACTATTCCAATCACAAATGCTGACGCAACCAATACCAGTCCTATAACAGCAAGTATTTCAAAAAACTTTCTCTGTCTATCCTGTTGTGCGTAAATTGCCTCTTGTCTTTTCTTTCTTATGTCTGCTTCTGTTTTGATTAGTTCTTGCCACGCACTTGGTCCCCGTGTGGCTGTGATAATCTGTCTCAGTTGATCACGCATGTCTTCTGCTTTTTTCTTTGCCATGAACACTGCCATGGCTTCTTCTTCTACAGAACCTGCGTTGAATATTTTTTTGAATAGTGGGGGTTTGGTAGCGTTCTCTTCTGCTTTCTTAAGATCGCTCATGCAGTTCATCCAGCGACCTAAATCGCCCGCCATGGATTCGATATCCCTGCCTACACTAAAGCCGGATTTGATAGCATTGAATGCCGCGGTTGCTCCCGCTATGGCTGTTACTGGATCTATCAACCCTCTGTCCTTCGCTCTAAATCTTGCTCAAAAGTATTTAGCGAAAGGCAAAAAAAATTAATTAAAGTATTTGTTTACTGATTGATTTATTGCTTCGTGTGTTTGTGTTTTCCACAACTGTGTGCTAGGCAAGTCAAAAAGATTTCTTGGACAGGGTTTGGTTAACCAACGATGCTGTGGTGTCCAAGGTTCTTGTCCACTCATTTCACCTTCCAACTGTCCTGCCTGCCATGCTGATATACCTATGCACAGTTTCCAAAACTTTGGACCTACTCCTGTGCAGATGTGTTTCATCATGTCCACACTGCTGGTAACTGACACTGTGTTTGTAACGTGCCACGTGTTGTGACATACCACATCTGGTGTGTGTAGAAAGTGTATGGAATTGTCCTGTACTGGACCGCCTATGTATACAGGATCATCGTGTACATAATCCAGGCCCAGATCCTGTGCTATGTTCTTGACCATGATAGCACTGCTGACTTTGTTTAGTGTCAATCCCCATGAACCTTGATCTGTGTGGTCACATACCAACACCACACTTTGAAAAAAGAAACTGCTTACGGATGTTGGTTGTGCAATCAGCAACTGTCCTTGGTAACCCTGTTTCAAATTTATACGCATCTACCTTGCACGTTTCAATTGTATAGTGGTTTGCTTACGACCTTTCTTGCTTGGGGGTCTTTCACCTATTGGTCTTAGTTCTGCTTGTTCTATATTGATTCGCGATTTGTCTGCATGACGACCAGGTTTGATCATGCCCTTTTTATCTACACTTTTATCTGACATACCAGTCTCCTTGTATGTGTGTATTTACCTTGATTCTGTGCTTACTGTTGATCTTTATCCTGAAACTTTTTCAGTTGCCACAACCACTGTACTAGATCCCACAGGCTCATAGTTGATTGTGTCGTCTGTGTGCAGTCTTTTCCGCCCAATCCTGTATAGCACGTTGTATGGCTTCTTCAGCCAACACAGAACAGTGTATTTTGATTGGAGGCAGATCAAGAAAGTCTGCTATTTCCTTGTTGCTTATTTTGGTTGCTTGATCCAAGGTTTTGCCTTTGAGAAACTCCACAAATGTAGTTGAACTGGCAATAGCACTTCCGCAACCATATGTTTTGAATTTGACATCCACAATCACATCATCGTCGTTGAGTTTTAGGTCCAGTTTCATTACATCGCCACAGGCAGGTGCTCCCACCATGCCAGTTGCCACCATTGGATCTTTGGGGTCAAAACGACCCACGCCATGCTCTTCAGGGTGAGCCAGAACAGAATTGAATCTGTCTACCACTTCTTTTGAATATGCCATAATGT